AGAGAATATAAAAAGCGTGGTGGTGGTTATAGGTAATGGCTAAACCAAAGGGAGGACTAACAGCCTGGTTTGGTAAAGGACCTAAAGGAGATTGGGTTGACATAGGTGCACCCAAAAAGAAAGGTAAGTTTCAATCTTGTGGTAGAAAGTCTGCAAGTAAAAGTAAACGATCTTACCCTAAATGTGTACCGAGATCTAAAGCTAAAAGTATGACAGCTGCACAAAGAAAAAGTGCAGTTTCTAGAAAAAGATCTAAAGCACAAGGTGTAGGTGGTAAACCCACTAACGTAAAAACTATAGTAAGAAAGAAAAAAACTACTAGAAGGAGAAAAAAGAAATGAAGAAAGTACCTGCAGGCGGTAAAGGTAAAGGTCTTAGTAAATTACCTAAAACTGTTAGAAATAAAATGGGCTACATGAAAAAAGGTGGAACAGCTATGAAGAAAGCTAAAGGCTACAAAAAAGGTGGAGTCGCTACTAAAAAAGCTAAGGGATATAGCAAAGGCGGAGTCGCTAAAAAAGCAAAAGGAATGAAAAGGGGTGGGGTAAAGACTAGGAGAAAATAGTCTATGCCAAATCTCATATCGAATGTACCCTACTTTAAAGTATGGGTAAGAAAAGAGTTTACAGCTAATCACCAAGATTATCATGGTGAATTTCTACATGGATTAGTAATAGCAGTAAATTGTATACCAGATAGATCATTATCTTTTCAGATTGTATTTACTGGTTGCGAAGCTGAAGATGATGAGCCTAATGTACATGGTGGTGCTATGTGGGCTCGAATGCCAATACAAGGTCTAGTTGCTGACATACCACTAGATGAATGGCCTGACAGAATGGAAAATCATTTATGTCAACCTTGGGATTGTATGTCAAGACAACACTCAGTTGTCGTAATGGATAGAACATCATCATCTCCCTGGTACGCCAAGATAGATGGTGAATTTTATTTAGCTAAGTATATCTTTACTGTAGATTATACAGAAGATGAAATAGCTGATAGTCCGGACCAACATAAACAAAGTCATGTATTATACTTGACTGAAGGCCAATGGAAAGGAAACATAGTAGCATTACCTAACAATAGAGTAAGAGTTACTAATCCTGCATTGTGGGTTACAGGAGAAGGAGCTCCTGATTTTGCTCCTAGTCAATGGACTCACAGTAGCGAAGAACATGAAAGTTATACTGATCCACATATAACTTTTAATAATTTGTATAAGGACTAGTATGGCTAGAAACTATAAAAAGGAATACAAAAATTACCATGGTAAAGATGATCAAAAAAAAAGAAGAGCATCTAGAAACAAGGTAAGAAGAGCTGCTTTACGTAAAGGTAAAGTAACTAAAGGTGATAAGAAAGATATAGATCACAAAGATGGTAATCCTAAGAATAACAAAAAAAGTAATCTTAGGGTAGTATCAAGAAGTAAGAATAGATCCTTTCCTCGTAATAAAAAAGCAGGAAAGAAAATTGTAAGGAGAAAGAAATGAAAAATTTAATAATTGTATTTGTATTAAGTTTAAGTTTAATAGGTTGTGCTGCGTCACAAATATCTTTAACAGCGTCTGCACCAAAAGGTAAAGACCTAGATATTACTATTAAAACTAAAGAAAAAACTGAGTAAAGGAGAAACACCATGCCAATGGTTGGAGATAAAAAGTTTTCTTATACAGACGAAGGTAAGAGAAAAGCTAAAGCACATGCTACCAGTACAGGACAAACTATGCATGTTGGTTATAGAAAAGGTGGTGGAGCTTTGAAAGTAGACTCTCCTACTGGTAAGAAATGTTTATTTGGTATTAAAAAATAAATGGCTATACCTACATTTAAATCACAGTCAGTAGCATTATCTACTACGAATAGGACAACTATTTATACAACTCCTAGTTTATCTCGTGCTGTTATTACTTCAATAATGATAGCAAATGTAGATGCATCTTCTGCTGCTACAGTTAAGTTAGAGTTTTATGATGCATCAGCTACTACTCACTTTGCACTTACAGGAGCTAAAAGTGTAGCTGCAAATGATTTTTTAGTCATATCTGATTCTCCTATTTACTTTGATACAGGAGATCTTTTATCAGCAACAGCAGGTACAGCTGACGATATAACAGTTACTGCTTTCGTAGAAGAGTATTCAACAGGATTCTAAATGTCAAAAGAACTAACAGAAAAACAGAAAAAATTTATAGATGCTTTATTTGGTGAAGCAATGGGTGATCATAGATTAGCAATGGATATAGCAGGCTATAGTCCTAACACTACCTGGAGAGATGTTACAGCTAATCTTAACGAAGAAATATTACAAGCTTCAAAAGAATATTTATCCATGCATGCACCTAAAGCAGCAGTTGCAATAACAGGTATCATTGATGATCCTACTGAGTTAGGTAATAGAGATAAACTTACTGCAGCAAAAGATGTATTGGATAGAGCAGGCGTAGTAAAGCAAGAGAAGATAGAAGTAAACACTCCATCTGGTTTGTTTATACTGCCTTCTAAAAATGAAGAAGAAGAAGTAGATGGAAATTGAATATAAAAGAAAACTAGGTTCTACTGTTCCGTTTGGTTGGGAACTTGTAGAAAACTCAAAAGACTTATTAAGAAGCATACCAGAACAACAAGAACTATTAGATATAGCTAAACAGCATGCTAAAACATCTAGTCTACGTGAAGTGGCTAAATGGTTGTCAGCAAAAAGTGGTAGATCTATATCACATGTTGCTCTATTTAAAATGCTAAAGAAGGATGAAAGTGAACGAAATAAAAAAGCAGCAACTATTAGATGGGAACGAGTTAAAGCCAAGACAAGGGCAGAGACGCAAGAAGACCTCATCAAAGAAGCAGAAAATTATTCGAGCCAAAAGGAAGCCACCAGTTAGAGCTAATATAGTCGAGACTGATGATGATCTACAAGTTATCGAAGAAGAAAGAGATATTGTATTTCAACCTAACAGTGGTCCACAGACAGACTTCTTAGCATCTAATGAAAAAGAAGTTTTATATGGTGGTGCGGCAGGTGGAGGTAAATCCTACGCTTTACTAGCAGATGTGTTGCGATATTGCAACCATCCTAACCATAGTGCTCTTCTACTTAGAAGAACAAATGATGAGTTAAGAGAGCTAGTGCAGAAGAGCCAGGAATTATATCCAAGAGTATTTCCTGGTGCTAAGTGGAGTGAAAGAAAGTCTTTATGGACATTTCCCTCTGGTGCTAGAATATGGATGACATATCTTGAACAAGACAAAGACGTTCTAAGATATCAAGGACAAGCGTTTACTTGGATAGGTGTAGATGAGCTTACTCAGTATGGTACACCATATGCTTGGAATTACTTACGTTCTCGTTTACGTACTGTAGATAAAGATTTACCTACGTACATGAGAGGCACTACAAACCCAGGCGGTCCAGGTCATATGTGGGTTAAGAAGATGTTTATTGATCCTGCACCTTATAACTCATCGTTTTGGGCAACAGATATAGAAAATGGAGAAGTACTAACTTATCCTAAAACACACGAAAAAGCAGACAAGCCTTTATTTAAAAGAAGGTTTATACCTGCTAAACTAACAGATAATCCTTACCTTTCTGAGGCAGGAGAATACGAAGCTAACTTGTTATCTTTACCAGAAGTACAAAGACAACAACTATTAGAAGGATCATGGGACATTGCAGAAGGTGCAGCGTTCACTGAGTTTAACAGAGATGTACATGTAGTAGCACCTTATAATGTTCCTACTTCATGGAAAAGATTTAGAACATGTGACTATGGTTATTCAAGTTGGTCAGCTTGTTTATGGGTAGCAGTAAGACCAGATAATAAATTAATTGTATATAGAGAACTTTATGTACAAAAGAAAACAGCAGATGAACTAGCAGAATTAATACTAGGTATAGAAAGAGAACAAGATGATAAGATATGGTATGGTGTACTTGACTCATCGTGTTGGCATAATAGAGGACAAACAGGTCCTTCGATTGCAGAAACAATGATATTACGAGGATGTCGATGGAGACAGTCCGATAGAAGTAAAGGAAGTAGGATAGCAGGAAAGAACGAGCTACATAGACTATTAAGAGTAGATGAAGAAACAGGCGAAGCAGGGGTTGAATTTTTTTCAAATTGTGTTAAACTTATATCAGAATTACCACAGATACCTTTAGATAAAAATAACCCTGAAGATGTAAACACTAAAATAGATTACGACCATGGATATGATGCACTAAGATATGGCATTATGTCTAGACCAACCCCTAGGGGATTGTATGACTTTTCCAACACAGATTGGAAGAAACCTTGGACACCTGCTGATCAAGTATTTGGATATTAAACATGGCTGAAGAACAAAGTACAGAAACAGAAATAGAAATGAAATTAGATGATACTGAGCAAGATACTCTTGCCTCGTATATAAAAAACAAATATGAGTCTTCTAGTGACTCTAGGTATTCTCAAGAAGCAAGATGGATGGACTCTTATAGAAACTATAGAGGTATTTATGGTGCAGAGACACAGTTTACTGAAACAGAAAAAAGCCAAGTATTTTTAAAAGTTACAAAAACAAAAGTTACAGCAGCGTATGGTCAAATCATTGATGTACTATTCGCAGGACAAAAATTTCCTTTAGGGGTAGAAGCAACAAGAGTACCTTCTGGTGTAGAAGAAGCTGTACACTTTGATCCTAAAAACCCAACAGCACCTGAAGAAGATCCTAATCAAGGTAGTTTATT